GCACTCATTGTGGTCACACTGTGCTGCGAATTGAAGTCTTCAAAGTCAAAGCAGTATGGTATGCCATTGTTTAATACCTGCTTTACGGTTTCTTTCACATTAGCAACTGTTGCACTAGGTCCAATAGGGAAATGTTTGCTTAACATTTCTTCACACCCTTTGAAAGCATAGCTAGACAAGATAAAGTTAGTTACGTCTACACCGTAGATAGCCCGTTGTTTACCCCACTCATACTTTGTGCTCGACCATGCTTCCATAGATGGTGGTCTTTTCAGAAAGTGTCCTATGTCATAAGTAGGCATCCTGCTTAGCGCATAAAACTTATTGCGTAATCCCACGTCCTTAGCCTTAAACTCATCATCTTCAGGGTACTGTGAGTGGTAGGCACCAGTAGGCGACCACTGCCAACGCATAGCCCAGTGATTTGTCCATGTGCTCCTAGTAGGGGTACCACCACTGACTTTCACGCGTTTGAATAATTTTAACGCTCTCTCAAACACCATTTCCTTTGTAAAGTTTACCGTGTTGGGTTCAGTCCGGTTTTTGATTTCAGAGTTCCAATCGACCTCGCCTAAACCCCTATTGACTAACACTTCTAGTTCAAAGAACGGTGTAAGGTCCAAGTCAACGAGGTTCTGTACAGCTTTCAGCCTACCTGAAAATTGATTCTTTACCTGGGAAAAGAAATCAGCTACTGACCTGTAACGCCACTGCCAGATCAATGAATCCTTAATAATTTCTTTATGTCGTGGAGGTAATGCTTTAGCCCACACAAGCAACCCAGCTAAGAAACTTTCATGCAAGTCGAGCTTGGCTAAACTCTCAAGCAAGGGAAGCACGAATGGAACATCCCTTCTGAATACATCTAGCCCTATTGTCCGCAGCTCTTTTATAGTTATATGTCTAAGGTGCCTACTAGAAACTTTACATACAGGGGGTTCAGCTGATCCATCAAACCAAGTTCTCAACGTAGCAAGACGTGTTAACGGTACATTCTGACTAGACCTCTTTGTCACATGCAATACGTATTGTAATACCTCTCGCCTGTTAACCGGACCGTACGGAAACAGGTCAGGACCGTACTGTATTCTTGAAATCCGGAGCAGTACCGAACGGCCTTGTACATGCAACGGTTCATGCCTAGAAATGTAAGTTGCAGTGAGGTCCAAGCGCGCCATATACACACATTTAGTAAACACAACATCAGTGTCATACCTAGTATGTACATCACCTTCTAAGTTGATGCCCGGGTAGACATCTAGAAGGTGGAAATCCGCCTCTTCGAAAGAAGCTACCTCTAGTCCCCGTCTGTCAGCCTTGATACCTAGAGGTACCATATCAAGGCTTGCAAAGCTACGTCTAACTAGTCCTGCTCGTCTGGGGGACGTTCCTC